TCGCATAAGGTGCAGGTTCGCCGCCGATTACGATGATTGGATAACCATTCGTTGCGTCATAGGCTTTCCTGATCCCAAGCAAAGCCAATGTTCCAGATTTCTTCGGAGCTCTTGTTTGAAAGAATATAACTAGATAGTCTGCAGCTTGATCGAGCCGTGAAAAGTATGAGTCCATGGCTGCACCCTCTCTCTTATTTCAAAGCGATGAAATATCTTCTGTTCGGCTCGTCATAGTTGGCATACGAGATTTCACGAAGCGCGTTCTTATAAAGAACTGCACCACCATCTTTCTCTATACCTTCAAGTTTGGAGATGTTTGTTGATACGAATATAACCGAGTATGAGACGCCTTCTAGCCCGTTACGGAACTCTCTTGACGTTTGGCCGAATGAAGATATAGCCGCCCAGAACTCTGTGCCTGTGGCCGAATATCTGCGTTGTTCGCCATCGGCTGTGTCGACGTAAGGAAACCATTTCAATGTGAGCGGTTGCCCTGCTCTGATCTCTCCAAACCCCATGATATTACCTCGTCCGTTGGATGATTCTTGATAGCAATAACTTTTTAGCAGTTGGGCATATTACTATCTTGTTGATTTGATCGATTGGAATAAGCGTATTGTTAACCGCGTTATATCCGGACATATATCTTGCATCGCCAGCGCTTGGTGATAGGATCCATTTCGCTTGCTCCATGGCCGCACGGTTGATGATTGCGTTTTGTGTTTCGCTGATATCTTCGAAGTCTATATGCCCGAAGTCGTTTTGAATGATGTAGTCTTTGATTTGCTCGCAGACGTCATTGATGAAACGAGCGACCTTTGTTGCTTCATCATCAAGACCTTCGACTCTATTATCGAGCAATAGACCTGTTGCGGTTTTGAATTCTTCAGATGTGAATGGAGTGTAGTTCATATTGGTACCCCTTTATATTTGGCTTGTGTGGCGGGTTTTGTTGGAGTCGAACCAACGAACCGTTAAACCCATGAAAAAGCCACAGCAAGGCTGCCATGGCTTTATTGATAGTTATTCTGCGGTTACTTCTAGTGTAACTGTGTCGGTGATTGGAGTCTCGAAAGATGTCCAAACTTCGCCAACAAGGTACTTGAACTCGGCTGTGATTACAACCGATGCTACCGTTGCGACACCGGTAACAAGACCGGTTTCTGATACTGTTGCTTTTGCTTCATTAGCTGAAGAGTACACTACTTTGTAATACGTAGGATCGTAGTCAGCTGGAATGACAGCAGCAGTCAATTGTAACGTGGCACCTGCCGCCACTGACGTAGCCTCACCCGCAGCGGTGAGCGTCAATGTTATGACGGATGTGTCACCCCTTCAGGCCTTTTTATGCAAGTAGATCCCGTTGACTTTATTGTCGTAGACTACATGGATACCATATGTGCGGTTTGCAACACGGTACGAATCGTAGTCTGTGTCCGGTAGAGCAACTGGCGTGACTGTTCTCTTTACGCCTTGGAGAATGGCGGAAGGATGAATGATTAGGAAGTTAATGTCTTTACCGGTTGAACCATCTTTGATGTATCCGCCAGCGGTTTGACCTCCTGTAGTACCATCATATTTCGTGATAGCTGTATAGAAGCGACCTTGCGGAACTGGAATGACTCTCGCAAATGAAGCCAAAGTTTCACGAGATTTTGTGGTATCGAGTGCTTGAACAGCACGGAGCAACGATGCTTCAGCATAAAGGATTCTTCCTTCTGTTGGTACTTCGTTTGTGTCCATGGTTCCCATAGCCACATTTAATGCGGTTAGGAAATCCGAAGCAGTTGATAATGTTGCTCCAGCTACAGTTAAGATGCTTGATGTGCTTGCAAAGGTTGCAAAGCGGTCTGCGTCGATTTCTGGTGCGAGTTTCGTTCTAACATATTCTGCAAGAACGTCCATGTACAACCCACCGAGTTCTTCTTCATCGAGAGCATCGATTGAGAATTTACGAGCACGGTCGTAGTTTGGAGTTTTTGTTTCGTAAGCAGCCGTAGCGTCTCCGCCAACGTATGCTCCACCTCTTGCGATGTCGGCTGGGCCATCTACAGAGATTTTTTTGACCTTGATTTCCTTGCCGACCATTTTGATGTCGCCATTGTCGAGAATGGATGTCAACGAGGCTACTTTGTAAATTAAGTCAGCGGCTTCTTGGTACTGAACAGGTAATGTAATAGAGTTTGGCATTTTTATGCCTCCTTATAATTTTTATTTGTCTAACTCTTCAATAGCGGCTGCGGATACATACTTGGAGGCGATTGATTTCGCATCATTGTTTGTTCCCCCACCATTATTGTTATCGAGAGGATTTGATTTGATTTCATTTCCAAACCGGTCTTTTTTTACTGTCGTTTGGACATCTTCGAAAAGATAACCGTCTGACTTCTTAAGCGGTTCGATGAGTGATTCGAAGCCTTCGAGTTTATCGTCCTTGATATTCAATTTTGCAATTGCTTCTTGGTCGAGTAAAGCTTTTACGGCTTTGATATTCTTGGGCTTCAACGCGTTCAACGAATTCGTCAAGGCGAACTCTCTTTGTTGAGCGACCAGTTGAGCCTGATATTTAGTTGTGGCTTCAGTATTTTGGGCTTGAAGGTCTGCGATTTGCTTCGTGAGCGATTCGTTTCCGGCTGCGAACGGTTTCAAAGCTTCAATGTCCTTCATTGCCTTTTCATGCTGGGCTTTGTAATCCTTTGATGCGGTGCTGACTTCATCAAAGCGATGTTTCGGAATGTAATCTTCCGTTGGCACGATTGAGACCTTTTGGTCTTTGATTGCCGCTTCTATAGCTTTGACTTGTTCGTCATTAAATATTGCTTTGAGTGATTCATGTAACGATAATGGCATGATATAATCTTCCTTTCATTTTTTAGCGAGGTAAGACCTCTCTTGGATGATGGAGGCTTTCGGTTCCCACCGTAGTTTAATACTGTGCTACTTCTTCATTCGTTACTCTAGTTCGCCATTCGTAATATGGCCTTTGATTCTTGAATGAGAATGATTTGTAGTTCTCGGTTAACAGCTGAGCAGATCTCTCAAGACGCTTGGCGGATTCAATATCACCAGATTGTCTATACAGTTCTGCTTCAGTCTTTCGATTGCGGATTTCTCTCTCGTACTGTCGTTGGCGATTGTTGATAGCGTTCTCTCGCTGGATAGTCTTTTGATCATACTCTTTAGGAGATCCACTTCCTGGTTGATACTCTATCAATCTGTGCCTGCAGTTGTACCCATTGATGATTCCATTGCCATCGCCCTTGGGGCCTAGCAGCGCTTCATCAAGCGGTTCATACGGTTTGCCATTTACGGATCCGGACGTACCATCAAGCGAGTATAATCTACCCTGATATGGTGCGCACCTTCCGGATGCATCCGCATGGCTCGAAGTCCACACTAGTTTTACATTTTCATCTTTGAGCTTTTTAACGTCAGCAAGGTTCGCCTCATAGCGTACTTGCATCTCTGCGAAGTTACGCATATTGATCGTGTATGCCTTGCCGTTCTTATCGATTCGAGATAGGTTAGCAGGGTTGCTCGCAAGCCGCTGAATTTCGCCTTTGACGCGTTTGTCATAATCTGCGATTAGTTGGCTGCCTAGCTTATCCTGCGTTAACAGTGGGCGGAATCTTTCGACCACAGCCCTAGACTCTGACGCTTGCCCACTCGCTAGGCTTACCATATCTATCGAGTAAGTTTTGTTATCGACTCGGATCGCTTGCTTGATAGTTTCAAGGTTAATGACCTTTTGATTAGTCATGTATAGATAGTGCCACTTCTGTGCATTCTGCGCTAAGGCTTGAGCGATAGTTGGTTTCATCTTCTCCGCAACCGATGATGTTGTTTGCCGGATGACATTCGCTATTTCTTTCTCAAGTTGATCCTTTGTCCAGTTCTTATAATAAGACTTAACGATCAAAGCCTTAATACGATTCTGCGCATCGGTGACTGTTAGAACCTCGGCTGCGGCAATATTCTCTTTAGGTGATACGACCGTCCTTGGCTCGCCCATGGTATCTTACTCCTTAAAAATCTCTTTAAGCGTATCGGTGTCCGTTTTCTCATAAGTATAATGACCTTCGGTACCGGCTCTGATGAAGTAAAACTCCTCATCGTTAAGATAAACGTTGTTTCCAATCTTGACGGATTTTGGCGCGTAATAAAGCCACTCCGTTTCGTTAAGCTGATATGATCTTGTAACCCATACTTTATCCCCGCCTAAAATGCAAGCCCAGTCAAAGCAAGGTTCCATTTCAAATGGTGCTTCTATTGCGTTCATTTGCTCCCATGGTTCAGGGGATGCGCGGCATCCTATGATCGCAAACATAAGTAGAGCCATAAAGACAATTAAGATTCGTTTCACTTGTTACCCCCTTCTGCCGGTTGTACGTCCGGCTTCAATAGATTATTCATCGACAATGCGTCGGGTGTATCGATTGACAGATTGTCCTCGAGCTTGATAAGGTTAGCGATTTGTTCTTGTTCCGTTTTTGTTTTCTCTGGGTAGACTTTCTCAATGGCTGTCAGTGTATCAACAAGTCTCATTGATTTAGCTTTGCCCCATGTGTCAATTCTTTCCGATACGTTTGCTTTAACGTAGTCAGGGAAGTTCACTTTGACATTGCAATTCGTGAAGTCGATGTCCATGGCATCAATACCAGGTTGTTTTAAATCCGGATAAGCTTCACGGAGCCACGAGTTAAACATCAACAACTTCAAGAGCATATCTTCGATGAATGGCTTCCATAGTTCGATTTTATCTTTGCGAGTGTCAATGGTTGCTTTCTCTCGTTCTTGCTGTGACTTATCTGATGATGCGATTGATTCAAAACCATATATGCCAAGCGTGGTCGGTGAGATACCGGCTTGAACGCAAATTTGATTGACCTTCAATTTCCACTTGCCAAGGATCGATTCGGTCTTGTCTTGAATCTCTGATGATTGAATAGCTGGCGCATTACCTTGGTGCTGATCCGCGTCAGAGTCATCAATGACAATATTTGTTTGGAACTTGTTACGAGGTTGTGCTTTGCCCAAGTCATCTTTAGGTAGCCACGATCTCGGGATGGCTTGAAGCCCTTTGTTGTCACGAACTTCACGGCTGTCCTCACTGTAGAGTTCATCAACGGTGTGGAATGCGCCCGCTAGTCTTGCATAGTCGCTTGCTCCGTAGATGGATCCAGGGAACTCGACATTCGGCATCTTGTTTGGTTTCTCAAACGCTAGCATACCTTTGAATTTCGGATATGAGTATGCTTCTTGCTCGATGTTCTTTGTTAGTTCAGGGCATTGCTTCATCCAGTTATTAAACACGACCGGTTTTTGATTGGTCTCGTCCGTAATGTCATACAGCTCATATTTGATAACGGCATCGCCAACCTCTAGGCCTTGAATACCGTTGACCGCAAACTGGTTACAATAGGCCAAGTCAAAACCATTAACATCGTCTTGAACGGTTGTGTAGATTTCATCAAGGCGGTACTTCTTTTGGCTTCCTGCATCGCCTTTTGCGAACCATTCTTTAAACACGATTGATTTGGTCTTGCCACGCACCTTTTCAACTTCAAAGAAACGAAGGTCAGCTTCCTCGATGATTGGGTATGGTGACACACTTCTATCAAACGCAAACTTCATTGCGATATGTCCAGACCACGACTCATCTTGCCCGGCCGTTAGTAACATCTGCCTAAAGCCCGTCTCTTTTAACAGGACATCTTGCAGCATATCCTTGATGCGCCCGGATTCATCATCGTCAATTTGATCGGTGACTGTTTCGAGTTCGCCTTCTTTGCCGCTCTTTTTGAATACCTCAACTTCGATATCGTATCCATTGCCTAGAACGGCTTTTGACATCTTAGCTGATATGACGCCAGGGAACCCCGTGTGAACCATGATGTAGTTGTCAGGGCAGACACGCCAGAATTGATTAAGTTCCATATCCTCTCCGAGAACTCTTTGACTAGTTGAGTCGCCTTTGAAGAAGTACCGGATGAGATTCTCGTCACCGATGTACCAGATAAAGTTCTCGGTTAGTTTATCCATGAAGCGTTTGCTTGTTAAATACTTGCCGGCGAGTTTTTGGAACCTCGGCTCTTGTTTCATTTTGATATCCAATCTCATCAATCCTTTCTGGAGTTTCCTGTCGTATCGATTTTGAAAATAAGTTTGTACGTTTGTAAATATACTCATTACGCCACCATCCTTTTGACTGCCGCAAGCAGCGCATTCATGTGTCTTGTTATAGCGTACTCGACCGCATCCATGATATCGTTCATCGGTAGGTTATTGTCCTCACGTTCCTTGCCTTCCTTACCCTTAACCCACGTTGATGCCTGGTAGGCTTGGAATGCTTGGATTGCTTTCTGTACATCGAACAAACAACGTCCTCGGCTAAACAACGTGACAAGTAAGTCAATGCGTTCTTTGATTGTTGCCTTGTAGCTCGGAGCCACTGGTGCTCTATTCTGAATAGACCCAATTGCTTGCAAGTCCTTGATGTAGTTGCCTTCTGCGCTATCAACAAAGATGCCTTCAATCGCCTTCCCAGCGTGTTTGTTTAAGAACGCCTTCAGTAGTTCGGTCTTTTGTGTATAACCCACCTTGATGCCGTTTTGTGCGCTTAGGAACACCATTAAATCAACGACTCCACAGTACTTATAGTCCTTATCCCAGCCAACCAATGCAAATACGTTGGAGGCTCTCGCTTCAGCAATATCGACTCCAATTGTATACTTTGCGATTGGGTACTTCGGTTTACCATTAGCGTCTTTCTCGTTGAGATCTACAAGCAAGTCCGTTGTCATGTAGTCGGCAAATATCATGATGCCCCACTTGCCACGTTCACCAAGTATCTTGGTTTTGTGGTAGTAGGAACCAACAGGGAACTGATGCTTGAGTGCGTTTTTCATCTTAGGAGTCAATGCTGGGTTATCATCAAAAGTCCAGTGGAAGTAATAATACCCACGTTTCTTTTTGCTCTTATCCATCTCTGCTCTTGTGGAT